CCAACAGTTAAGTCAACTTCCCTGACTAATACTCCTGGAGATAATTGAGGAGTAGCCATGTTTTCTCTCTCCTATGGTCTCAATTTAACTATTAATATTTAGAAATTTGACCTTTTTGACGACGAAAACAAGACGTAAATTACCAATCTGGATACTCCCACCGAGACCTTGGGCACTTATCTTTCTTTTTCTCTCTCACATATTCTATAAAACACTCCTTACACACATAAGAATATGATGATGGCACTGGTCCTCTATCCTTTCTTGTCCTATAAAATCCATCTACGAGGTTCTTAACATCACCACAACTCTTACACTTTCTATCAGTAAGTAAGAGATGATTTAATTCAATCTGTTCATCAAGATCCATTAATAGTTCCAGAGCTCCCAACCACCAGCGTTACTACCATACTCATCATATGGACTTGCAGTGGTCCACCGATCACCCTCAGAGTCAATGAACATCCCTTCATCTAAACCATCATTCATAAAACCAAATGGTGCCATGTCTTGTTCAATCTGTTTGTTCTTCATATAGTCTCTTACGAACATCCTGATCAGTCAGTTCCTTAAAGTAATCCTGTGCAACCAACCATGCATAGATCACCAGACACATAGCCAGGTCATCATTACAACCCTCTTCTGCCTCAAATGAATTATTCTTCTGAATAAAGGTAGTAAGTTCGGAGATAATCTCATAGTCATTAAAGGTAACCTTGTCACCCTCAATCATTGTCTTGAGGTTAAGTGATCCTACCTTCTTGACAGTCTTTGACATCTTGACACCTAATTGTGTCTTAGTTCCAGAAAACCCTTGTCCTACAACCTGACCTGCTCTACCTCTCATGGCACACATCAGTAAATTCTGATACTCTAGATCATACTGAAGAATGGATGCAACTTGATCTCCTATATCATTGACCTCACACAAGACAAAGGCATTGTTGTATTGTTTGACAACCTCCCAGATGACATTAGGGAATAACATCGGTTTGATTTCATTGTTCCTATATTTAGCTACAATCTTATGAGGAAACGATGTAATGTCAGCAATGATAAATGCTGAATAATCATTACCAACACCACGTGCCACGTCAACCGTACACACATAGTCGTGGTCTTTCATGGGTTGTTCATAAATATCCAATCCAGCATTCTTTTGGAGTGGACTATCATACACCATAGACTTTAATTTACTAGGTGCAATCAATGTATCGACAGAACCAAGGAACTCACACTCAAACTCAATCTTGAACTGTTGTTCAGATGTGTTAGCAATGGTCTGTTCTTTCCAAATGTCATCCCTACCTGGTACCTCTGACCAGTGAACATCTGTAGGGATATATTCATTCTTACCTTTCTCCGCATCATGCCACATACGGTAGAAGTGATTCATACCGTGTGGGGTAGATACGATAATTACCTTCGTGCTTTGACCGGAAGTAATAGTAGGATAAACAGAGGCAAAGAAGGCATCTGCAATATGGTTTGGAACGAAGGCAAATTCGTCGAGGAAGAGAATGTTAAACGACATGCCTCGGACAGCACTTGCAGACGTAGAAGCTGCCAATATCTTACTGCCATTTTCTAATTCGATGTTTCCTTTATTCCAGACCAGGATTCCTTGTTGCATCCATGTCGGGAGGTTTTCATATGCTGTGGCAAGTCTTGCAAGAAGTTCTCGAGCAGTCGTTGCCTTGTTTGCCAGGATACCTATATTAACACTATCATTGAAAATTGCGTAGTGTAAAAGGTAAGACACACACGTTGTAGACTTACCAGTCTGTCGTGGCATCTTACAGATATTGAATCTGTTTTCGTGGAAGTTATTAATTAACTTTTCCTGGAAGTCATAGGTCTTAAATGGTTGAAGACCGTGGTCCAAGGTTACAATCTGGACGTAATTTTGTGCAAAGTAAACTGGATCATCTTTACATTTAATATACTCTTCAATTTGTTCTTTTGTAAACTCAATTGGAGTATTCGCCTTCTTCAGAAGGGGATTACCCAAATAAACATCACTTGCCATAAAATTTAATTAGATCAACACTTCCACTTTCTTAACGCCAAAGCCTTACGAGTTGGTCTTCCCTTCTCGTCCTTCATGGGTCCTTTCATTCCACCCATACGAGCACAGAATGATCTTTTTCTTGGACCACCTTCAGGTTGAGGTGCCTTGAGATCAGAACCTGGATTTTCTCTTTCGTATGACTTACGACCCTTCTCGTTCAAACCACCAGAGGGATTCTTTCCCTCCTTTCTCTGCCATGCTGCTGACTTCTCTTGAAGTGGTTCTGGTTTAATTAAATCCGTTGATTCAATCTCCATCGGTACATAATCATCTTTCCAATCAGTTGTATCAACCTCTTCACTCACACCAACATTTAAAACAGAATCTTGAGGTTGGAATGTTGTAGTATCAAATCTAAGAAGATTACAACCAGGATAGAACTTATCAAGTGCATCCTGTATTTCATTTCTAGTTGGCTTTCTTACCTCAGGGAAGAAAAGTTTCATATTCATATACTTTCCTCTCCACGAGAATGAAATCAAATAGATGTTTCCAGTTTTAGGAGGAATTCTTGTTGCTTCTTCAAGTGTAGGACACTCTTTCTTTCCGTGAATAGGGCACTCTTCACCTTTCTTATTTCCCATACATGTTACTTCTTCATTCTTGGGAACACAATTAGGAACCATACGGTTACCCTTCTTTTTCATACCCACTTGCTTATGAGAATCCCAGCAAGGATCACCATCACCCTCTTTAACTTGTTCAGTCTCTTCTTTCTTGACACAGTTTGGATATCTCTTACCAAACATGGTCTTCATACCTTTCTTCTCATATCCCTTCCAGCACTTCTCGTCAATTACCTCAACTTCAATACCAGCAGCTCTCATTGCACTGATCTGGATGTCGGTAAATTCTGGAAGAGCCATGTACTCTTCTTTCTTAGTTGAGTTACCCCAGTTAGCCGCACCAACTTTACGACACTTCACCAATGCACCAGAGGCATATGCAGATGGCCAAACAGAGTAGCGTGACTTGACCTTATGATAACAAGCATCTTTAGTTCCAGAACCCTTACCCTTCTTGTCCTTTGCTTCGTTAATGTCCATGTCCTCTTTTACCTTACGGTCAGTTTTAACATTTGTTGGTTTTGAAGCTCCAGACTTTTTCTGTTGACCTGGGTCTTCTCTTCTCTTAGCAGCCTGTGCTGCAACTCTTTCCTTCTTGGACATACTTGCCCTTTTAGCAGAAGATACACATTTAGGAATACCTTCACCAGGTTTGTCACTTGCACAGGAATCTCCTGTTACAACATTTACCCAACCTTTCTTACCATCTTTTGATTTGGACTTACCAAACCAATCACGAAGGCCCTCTTCACTTACAGTTCCACCGTTTCCATTACCATTTCCGTTTCCATTACCATTTCCGTTTCCATTACCATTTTTATTGGTATCGGTTTCAGACTCATCATCTACTGAATGACCATTCTCCTTTCGGAGCATACCCGCACGACCCACAACCTTAAATCCTGCAGGAATTGGTTTACATTTTTTATCTGTATAACAGTAGTAATACCCTGCTTTACACTTACCGTTCTTAGCCATTCAACTAAAGAGTATTTGTTATTATTTATTTGCTTTGAGATGTTCCACTTCAAACTTCAGTTCTTGAATTGCTTTGACAAGCATTGGAACTAACTTTCCATATGAAGCCTCAAGTCGATCAGGATTTTCGTCCATCACTAAGTTCAAGTAATCAGCATCAACATCATGTTGTAAGGATTGTAACTCTTGTGCAATGAAACCAGCCTCATAGCTTCCATCCTTGCTATTACCGTCACGGGTCTGCCATTTGAACTTGACAGGATTCAACTTACTGATGAAGTCCAAACCTTCTGGTAATTCTTGTACATCAGTCTTGTCGCGTGCATCAGACAAACTGCTAATGGTTTGCGTATTACACCTAAGAGTTGCAACGCTGCTATTTCCAAGAGTTATTTCATTATTTACAGTTCCACTACTTGCAGTGGCTTGATATCCAATGCAAGTATTATTGGCACCCGTAGTAATATCGTCACCTGCGAAAGCACCAACTGCTGTGTTATTGTTACCAGTGGTGAGGTCTCTGAGAGTATATGCTCCAAAACCAGTTGCATAGTCTGCAGTTGTAGAATCCTCAACTGCCTGATATCCCACGGCGGTAGATCTTTGTGCACTGGTGTTTGACTTTAACGCATAATAACCAACAGCAGTATTGTCCGATCCGTCAGTATTAGCGACAAGCGCCTCTTTACCGACTGCAGTATTTGCATTTCCACCAGTAACTACTTTTAATGCTTCATAACCAACACCAGTATTATCAGCACCATCAGATACTCCATTAGAACCAACCGAATAATGACCAATTGCTGTATTTCTAGCACCTTGGTTCCACTTACCTGCTTGGTAACCTAAACCACATGCAAGTGTGTGTCCCGATCTTTCAGCGAAACAGTCATATCCAATTGCTATTTCACTATCATTATTAGCAGTCGTAAGTGCTCTATAACCAATAGCGATGTTATATGAACCTGTTGTTAATGAACCTAATGCACTATGACCAAGAACACAGTTGTTTGATCCCGTAGTGCATGAATCCAATGCCTCATAACCAACCGCGACATTATCCATGCCCGAAGTTACTCTCCGTAGAGATCTGTATCCAACAGCAGTGTGATCATTACCAGAAGTGAGCTGCTGCATGGATTTTTCACCCACGGCCACATTATTACTGCCACTTGCTGATCCGTCCGTACCTTGCCCCGCACTATAACCAAGGAAAGTGTTTGTACTACCAGTTACATAACGACCTGCATATATGCCAAAGGCTGCAGATTGAAAATTAGTGGTTATTTTTGATAATGCTTCGTTACCAACAGCGCAGTTAAAATTACCTGATGTTTGGTCGTTAAGAGCATCTTTGCCGATTGCAACAGTGTTATTGCTCCCACCATCAGCAGCAAGTGTACCACTACCTAAACCAAGGGCAGCACCAGAATTATCTGTCTTTGCATCCGATAATCCATTAATCTCAGATGCTCCACCACCGCCACCTGAAGCAGCTGCTAAAGTAATATTACCATTGCTTGAATTGTAAGTAAGGACATCTCCATCAGACGCTCCAGATTGCAAACCAGGAATACGAAGGCTAGTGATACTGCTATTTCCAAGAGTAATTTCATTTGATACGGTCGCACTACTTGCGTCAGCAGTATTGCCAATAACAATATTGTTAATTCCTGTCGTAATATTATCACCAGCACTCTTACCTAGTGCTGTGTTGTTACTACCAGTAGTAACTAACTGTAAAGCTTCGTATCCAACAGCAGTACAACCACCAGCTGTTGTCAATGACGCGGCTACGTTTGAACCAACCAAAGTACATGATGTACCACCAGTAGTTGCTGCAGTCGCAGCGTTATAACCGATTGCAACTATATGATAAGGTGTGGTCATGTTCATTGCTGCCTGGTGACCTATTGCCACAGCATAGCCAAGAATACCTGCATATCCTGTATAATCCTCAAGTGCTTTATATCCAACTGCAGTAAGACTTCCCATGGTGGTCGTTGATTTTAAAGCATTTCCACCGAGTGCAACACTGTGTGATGCTGTAGTGGCTGCATCAAATGCTGATGTACCCACAACAACATTGCTGTTTCCAGTTGTCTGATTCTGACCAGCTAGACTACCGATTGCGATATTAGAACCACCAGAAGTTAAATCATAGTGAGCAAAGTAACCTATTGAAACATTGCTACTTGCAGTTGATTTTCTTTGAGCGAGTCTACCAATCGCAACAGCTTCTTGAACACCTGTGCCGGTGTCATGCATCGCCTGATATCCTATGGCGACGTTAGAGTGACCAGTAGTAATGTCTTTTAACGCCTGATAGCCGAGGGCAACATTTAACGATCCACTTGTATTTGCATTAAGTGCTTGATAACCAACTGCAGTATTTAAGTTATCAGAACCATCATCATTGGCCAAAGCTCCCGTGCCTAAACCAAGACCTGTTCCACTGTCGATAGTAACTGCGTCTGACAAATCATTGATCTCAGATGCACCTCCACCACTAATTCCAGTCAGATTAGAACCATCACCATATAAAGTATCAAAATATCCGTTAGCAAACCTGGTACTATTTGTTCCTATGTCAATAGCACTATCAGAACTTGCTTTTATATCTCCATCAAAAGTAAATGTAGCACTACCTTGGACCGTCCAATTACCACCTTCAAGTTTTAACTTATCATTACCATTATGATGGAAGTAGATTCCACCGCCGGAACCACCGTACATATCAATGACACTTTGATTATTTGCCCTTAAGAATACACCACCACTAAGTGATGTAAGATAAACTTGATCCTTTGCTCTAAAATTTAATTGACTGGAAGTTGATGAGGTTTTTGGATCAATGGTCAAACTAGTTCCATTAAAATACATATGCATATCTTGATCATCACCAAACTGCAACCTATCGTCGGTTGAACCACCACTATCACCAAATTGAATTAGATTACCATTGGTGTCTAATGTTCCACCAAGTTGTGGAGTTGTATCCTCTACAACATTAGAGATTCCACCACCCGAAGCAGCAGCAAGAGTGATATTACCATTGCTGGAGTTGTAAGTTAAAACATCTCCATTACTTGCACCAGATTGTAAGCCAGGAATCCTGAGGCTTGTAATACTTGCATCACCTAAAGTAATTTCGTTAGTTGCAGTAGCAGAACTTGCATCAGCACCTGAGCCAATGACAATGTTGTTGGTTCCTGTGGTGATGTTGTCACCAGCATTCTTGCCGACAGCAACGTTATAACCACCCGTTGTTACTGATCCAAGGGCGTTGTATCCAATAGCAGTAACTTCAGCAGCAGTTGTTAAACTCTGTGCTGCTAAACCACCTATTACAGTAGATGTAGAACCACCAGTTGTGGCAGTATACATTGCTCTATTACCGATTACAGTCAAATCGGTTGGAGTTGTTGCAGCCTTTGCCGCCTGATAACCCATCGCGGTGGTTCGTCCGTTAGTATCATTACCAACGTATGCATCAAGACACTCATAACCAACACCAGTTAATTGGTTTGGTATTGTGACTGTTTTTAGACAATTATATCCGATAGCAACATGTGCACCTCCAGAAGTAGCAGCTGTCAACGCCCCATAACCAAGTGCGACACTACCACTACTTGTAGATGCTGACTTTAACGCTTGATAACCTATTGCAGTATGTGAACTTGCACCAGTTCCACTACTTCCCATGGCCTGATAACCCATGGCAACGTTGTACTGACCTGACGTAATTGCATCTAAAGCCTGTCGTCCAACACCAGTGTTTCGACTACCTGTAGTACATTCAAACCCGGCTTCAATACCTAAAAAAGTATTGTTGGGACCTGTAGTGATTTTTTGCCCAGCACTGGCTCCAACTAACGTGTTTTGCGTTGCAGTTGTTTGTGCTTCTCCCGCCTTCCAACCAATAGCTGTGTTGTAGCTTCCAGAAGTAAGTGCAGTAAAAGCGTTTAAACCCAGGGCTACGTTTTTGTTGTCCGTACCATCATTATTTGCAAGGGCATTTAATCCTAAACCGATCGAAGATCCATTACTATAAGTAACTGCATCAGATAAATCACTGATAGAACTAGCACCACCGACAGATGCAAGTGTGATATTACCATTGCTGGAGTTGTAAGTGAGAACGTCTCCGTTAGACGCTCCAGATTGTAAGCCTGGGATGCGAAGGCTGGTGATGCTGCTATTGCCTAGTGTGATTTCATTAGCTGCTGTGGCAGAGCTTGCGTCAGCCTGATTTCCAATAACAATGTTGTTATATCCAGTTGTTATGTTGTCTCCAGCTTGATAACCAATGCCCGTGTTTCTGTATCCTGTTGTTACAGCATTAAGTGCGGTATACCCAGAAGCCGTGTTTCGATAACCTGAAGTTATGTTTTGACCGGCTTGATCGCCTAAAAGAGAGTTTTGGTAGCCAGTTGTTACATCTTGTCCAGCCAAATAGCCTACTGCTGTGTTGCTATTACCTGAAGTATTTGCATTCAGTGCGTTGTATCCCAACGCCGTGTTTTTATTGTCGGTACCATCATCATTGGCAAGGGCATTTAATCCTAATCCAATAGTAGAACCGTTTGAATTGGTTGTGGCATCAGATAAATCACTGATAGAACTAGCACCACCAACACCAGTCAGATTAGAACCATCACCACTAAATGATGTTGCTGTTAGAACACCAGTGACAACAGCACCAGAGGATGTGGTTTTAAATTTTTCATTTCCACTATGATAAAGAAGAACATTATTAGAATTTGCTCTAAGCTTATACTGATTACCAGATTCATTTAATACTGCCCACGTACTGTCAGTTTCAAAGAAAATACTGTGGTCGGATTCAAATCTACTATTACTACCATCATCATAGATTCTTAAAGAATCTGTTGTATTGTTGGAATCAAATCTAAGTTGAACGTTTGCTGGCAAATGTACTGTGTCATTGAAAGTAGAACCACCAGAAACACTTAAAGTATCTGTATCAGTAAGTCCAGTTACATCAATACCAGTAGACTTAGTAGCAAGTTTCTGAGAACCATAGTGGTACAGACCAACCTCACCAATGTCTCCTTCACATCTGATGTAGTTAGTAAGGTTACCAGAACCGTCATCTGTCTGAATAATAACGTCACGGTCGTTAGTAGTATTCCTAAGAATAAGGTCGCCTGTACTTGTTTGCTCAACGACAAGATGACCTAGTGTGGTATTAGAAACATAGGAGTTGGTGCCGTCATGATAGATTTCTAAATCATCACCAGTTCCAAGGAGGATTTTATGATCATCCTCCATATCTAATCCATCGGCAGTAATAGTTCCAGTTACATCAATACCAGTAGATTTGGTAGCAAGTTTCTGAGTACCATAGTGGTAAAGAATAGCCTCACCAGTGCTACCATCAGCACGGAAATAATCAACAACAGCAGTACCTACAGAACCATTATCAGACAGGATGACGACATCTGCATCATCAGTCGTGTTTCTAATGAAAAGATTGCCATTGCCTCCTTGACTTACATAACTATCAGCACCGTTATGATAAATTGATAAATCTTGAGAAGCACCAAACTGCAACCTATCATCGGTTGTACCAGAACTATCACCAAATTGAATTAGATTACCATTAGTATCTAATGTTCCACCAAGTTGTGGTGTAGTGTCTTCTACAACATTAGAGATTCCACCACTAATTCCAGTCAGATTAGAACCATCACCATATAAAGTATCAAAATACCCGTTAGCAAACCTAGTGCTATTTGTTCCGATATCTACGGTGCTATCAGAAGCTGCTAATATATTTCCAGTGAAAGTAGAGTCACCAGCAACACTGAAATCAGTACCATTCAAAAGCATCAATTCCGTGCTTTTAAATCTTGCACTAATGTTTTGAGAACCTGCCTTAATATGTGCAATCTCAATGATACCATCTTCAGTACCATTACTTGCATCTGAAATCTTACCACTTATCTTGGCATAGTTTCTTTCTACACCAGTGTCACTTTCTCCGGCAAACTTAATCTGTCCAATGTAATCTGCATCTGCAGGAGACGAACTGTTCCTATACAGTTTTAATTCTGGACCTGCAGAACTACTAGTATCAGTGCTTATAAATGTTGCTACTGAAGTGCCACTATCAATTTTAAATAATTCAGTACCAGAACTCTTTACTATGAAATCACTAGTATTGCTACCATGACGATTGAGATTCATAGATATATGATTACCTGCAATCACCCCTATTTCTAATCCATCACTTGCAGGAATAAGTGATCCTTTCGTGGTTCCATCATATTGAATGTTTATAGCAGGATTCGTTGTTGTGCTATTAGCATTAATTGCATCTTTAGCAGCAGAGAATGTAGAAACACCAGTAACAGATACATTTCCACTATAAGCTATACCCGTTGATCCATAGTTTTCAGTCCATGGATTTACCGTACTTACAGTGGTAGCAATACCTACACCACTAGTGTCCCGTCTAACAAATAACTTTCCATCGTAAGTATTAAGAGCTAACTCGCCTAACTCTAAATTTGCGAGCGAAGGGCGTTTTGAAGCGACAGCCGATCGCTTTAACTTTACCTTTGGACTTGCCATTATGATACCTGGTATATACCTTTAACACTTATATAAGTGTATTAATATTTATTCGAAAGATCCACCATCACCAGGTGTCTTCTTAGATCTGGTTGTTTTTGGTTTCTGGTTTGTCGATTTTAAAGACTCTATCTCTGCTTCCTGTTCCTTTACTTTCTTCGTCAAAGCTTCAACTAAATCAGTTAATTGTCTAATCTTTGCATTAGTTGCAATTGACTGAGTAAACAAGTCATTAGAAGTGTTTTGATAAGATGAAATCAAATACTTTACATCACTTTCATTCATAAAAAAAGAGGGTATCACTACCCTCTTATTTATTTTATCATTTTAGACTTAGAACGAACCGCCATCAATGGTTGCATTTTCAATCAGAACCTCACCACTCGAACACTTGATGACTTCCTGAACACCACTACATCCACCAATATGAAGAGAGCCGATTTCAAGTGCACCTGCTGTAGCTGAAGTCAGAACACCTGAAGATTCGGACACATCAGATGAAACAACGATTCTTGAAGTTGAGTCATCCCAGTATACTGCAGCTTTCTTAGCAGAAGACGTGTAGTAGTTGAAGATAACACCGATATCCTTATTCAGGTCAGATGATGGTGCAGAACCATCAACCATACCCAGTTCCAGGAGTTGGTCTTCAATGGTTGTTTGTGAAGTATTGACCTGTGTAGTAGAACCATTAACGGTCAGATTACCTGTAACCGTAAGGTTTTGAGCACATGAAACCGCACCAGTGGAGTCGGTAATTGTGATAGCAGATGTACCATCTCTAGCTTTTACATTCGTTACTTCAATAGTAGGAACGTCGATTTTTGTTGTTACATTGACTGTATTTGGTAAACCAATTGTAATGGTTTGATTAGATGCTGAGGTTTCAATCTCATTCGATGTACCGGCAATAGTAAGTGACTGTGAATCAAGGTCAACAGCACCTGTACCAGAATCACCAGCAATATCTAAATCCTCTCCAGTAACTGTACTGTCAACGTAATCTTTAACAGCAGCTGATGTTGGGATGGTTGTGTCATTGTCATTATTAGCAATGCCCTCAGATTCTATAACGATTGCAGCTGCAGCAAAGTCTGCGACTTCAATATTAGAAATTGAGTTACCAGTACCATTAGCATCAAAAGTTTTATTTGTAAATGTTGTAGTTGATGATGCTGTAGTGAATCCTGAATTAGCATTACTGTAGTTGTGAAGATCATTATCAACTACGAGATCAATAGTACCATCATCATCTTGATAGGTTGCAGTAATCAGAGTTTCAGTATTACTACCAAACATTGCACCAGCAATGTCCTGAATTCTTTCTGCATTTAAAGTTACATCACCAGATGTAACAGTAAAGTCTGTACCATCGAAAGTGGCGATACCTTTGTTGGTTTCAGTTGCATCTTCTGCGGCAATAGTGATAGTGTTATTACTAACGGCAGTATCAATACCCTCGCCACCAGTAAATGTGAGAGTCTCGCCAGTAGTAAATGTGTCGTTAGAACCAGAGTCAGCAGCAATAGTAAAACTTCCAGATGGAACTGCAGCGTATGCAAGTGTATGGACGTTTCCACTTACACTAGAAATTTTCAAAAACTCGTCTTGACTGCCAGATGCAGGCATCACAAATGTCGTGACTCCAGATAAACTATTTGGAGATTTAAGCGTAATAGAATGGGTACCGTTATTTGTACCCTCTACAAGTTTTACACCACTACCAACAGTAGCAGTATTTACCTGCCAATATCTACCAGAACCAACAAATTGGTTGTTATTTGTGGTAGAGTCAATACCAACATAGAGATCATAAGAATCAGTTGCAAAGCCTGGTTCGCCTGCTCTGAGTGCAGGAAGGTTGGCTAATAAACCTCTTTTAAACTGAATTACTGGTGATGCCACAGATAATCTCCCTCTCTGACGTTTTTATACCATTATAAGAATTATTTAGTTAAAAATCGCCTCCATCTATACTAAATAGACTGATATTTGATAAATTTACCTTGTCCTCAATTTGATCAACAAATTCTTCAGGGACATTGTTATCTTCAGCACTCTCTGAAAATACCTTATCTGCATCAATATTTCTAATTACGAATTTTTTTGATGAGTCATCATAAGCTATGTAATTTTTATCATCACCATCTTGTGGACTGTTAGCTAAAAGATCTCCGAATCTTGTTGGCATCAGAATGCACCCCCATCTACATCTCCAATTGCAACCTCTCCAAGGTCAAGTTGAGACTCTACTACATCAATAAAATCTTGTGGAAGATTTTCATCTTCAATAGATCTTGTAACTACAGTATCTGCATCAACTAATACAAATTTATCTGTACTTGCATCATATGACAACAAAAATCCATCTTGAGCAGGACCTAAAGATGAAATTGAAGTGTCTCCCATCTCCTCAATAGTTGATGGTTGTCTCGTAGACCTTACTGATGATCCTGCAGCTGATTTTTTAGCAATCCTTTTTACGGCAGAAGATGCCTTTCTAATGTTTGCCATATTAGGTGGTAATACCTGCGGTTACTAAAGCCATACCTTCAACCATTCTCGACACAGCACCAGATGTTGATGTCAATACTACATCATAGTAATACCTTCCAGGTTTCAGATCTACAGTTTTTCCTGAAGTCATAGCAATAGAAACCTCACCAGTTGCTCCAGTAACTGTGACTGAGAATGATTTAGATGAAGTTGATGTTGAATGTTTTTTAATCTTTGATGTGCCTGTATACCCTACCAAATTAGATGCAGATCCATCAGATTCAGTAGAATTAAAAGTTTCACTAAAATCTGCTCCTTGAGCAATAACTATATTTACACTAGGAGTTACAGCCATCTTTCAATCTTTTTAAGTATTTAGATCTTTGTTGACGTTCTTTAACATCTTTTGAAGATCTGCGGTCGAACCAACAAACAATGCATTATTAGTCACATTTGTAGGACCTTTATCTTTCTCTTCATTCACATCTTTTAATTTTTTCTGCAGATCCATCAACTTATCTGTGGCATCAGACACGTTTTTAATAAGTTGTCCTGCAACTTCATATGCCCTAGGCATCTCACTCTCTTGAGCAAGTTCAAGAATACCATTGATTGCTTCTTGACCTTTTTCAATTATTGAATACAAATTACCTCTAGTATATTCATAATCTTTACGAATATCCTCATTTGAATTTTCAAACTTAGAGATTTGTTTTTCAATACTCTTTACTTCTTTCTTAACCTCAATAGGTTCAACATCAAACGTTTCATTGAGCTTTTCATACTTATCCATATTCAACCTCAGAATACACTACCATCAAACCCGAAATCATCTCCGAGTTCAATCTGAGCATTATCAGCAGCATTGATATTAAAGACCTTTGATCCACTGACATGATTTTGAAGAGGTGTCTTATCTTGAGCTCTTCTGACAACAATCTTATTATCTGCTATTGTTTCAATATACATCTCTTCTTGATCAACGTAGATATATGATCCTTCAGTCAGCGCAGATCCATTATCAACATCAATCACAGTTTCATTCATATCAACATTTTCAGCCAACAATGTAGCAACTACACCATCATAATCTTTGAGTGCTCTTGGAGTAACTTGATACGTAAGATCTCTTTCGTACTTACTACCATCCTTACTACCAGCAACATAACCAATAGAAACTTTCTTGATGATATCCCCAGAAACATCCTTGAGAGGTCCGAAGACCATGGTTTTGACGGTAAATGTAAATGTGTAAAGAAGAGCTCTTCTTGTATCAAAGTTCCCTTCATATTCGTCAGACATATCAATGTTGTCAAGAACAACTGGAACATTTCTTACCTCATTGAAATTCCCAAGAAATTTGATAGGAAGTGTATAACCTGGTTGAAAATATGGGACGATTTGTTCTACGATTTGAAGCATATCATCATTCAGTTTTGTATAAACTGAAAGGACAATCGTCATATTGTATGGAACAGGAAGATATGTTTTTCTTTCTTCAGTACCGTCAGATGATTTGATAACCATCTGTTGTGTTTGAGTTGTTTTACGAGAGGGGTCGTAAGCAAGATTTGTGAATTCAAATGACATCCTAGGAAGAGTCATTTGAGTCGGATGATTCAAATCGGGATTTTGATTCAACCTTGCGAGAAACTTTTGGGTGGGACCATAAGCTAGAGGAACCTTGATGACACTTACGGTGTCATCTGAGTCATCCTTATGCTTAATCTGTATACCGTTAAACATTGATCCAAAACCAATGATAACAGATCTAAAGATCTCGTTGTAAAAATACTCAAACATTATTTTACAGGTATATACCTCTATTTAACAGTTTTGTATCAAGGCATTCCAAATGGATTGGTTTGAGAGAAGTCTATGATAGCATCTGCGGCCGTTTCAATGTTATCATTATCGGCGAATGGAGTTACAATATCATCAGTATTAATACCACCTACAATATACTTTGCTCCAGACTCACTTCCTGTTAAGATCTCACCTTCTCTAAATGAACCGTCTATAATACCAACCTCCATAACATCCGTGACACCGTTCCATTCTTTAACTCTAGCGGTGGTTCCTGAAATTGATCCAGTAACGATTTCATTGAATGTAAATGTTCCACCGATACCTGTTGTACTATCAACAACAGGTGGGTCAATGTGAACAATCGGGTGAGTATCATATCCTTCACCACCATCAAGAATGTAGACTGCTGTAACAATACCAGATGCACTTATAGTTGCAACTCCAACTGCATATCTAGAAGGAGTTGGGAACATAGAACTAAACTTGTTCTGACCACTACTAAACTTATATTGAGTCGAACTAAAGAGTGGATACGTTCCTGAAGTCAAACCGATAGATACGTTTGGTGCTGTTATGTATCCAGAACCACCATTGGTGACGGTGATGGTTTGAACTGATCCAGCTGTTGAGATACCAGCTGTAGCAGCAAAACCAGATCCATTTCCACCATTAACAGTAATTATAGGTGGAACGGTGTATCCACAACCTGCGTTTGTGATATTGATTGCAGATACTCTACCAGACTTACCATCACATGCAGGATAGGTGTAATTTACTGATGCAATACCTGTGGCTGTTGTTCCAGTTGTTGGGGCAGATGAGAATCCAACCACTGGTTGACCAGTAAATCCTCTTCCCATATTTGTGATGTAGATCTTATTGACACCACCAACTGGACAAACCGAAGCTGTTGCTGTCGCAGATGTACCAGCACCAATAAGATTTAATGTCTGGATATATCCAATCTGTGCGATCTCATCATCAATATCTGTGATGTCGGTATCAATAACCTCATCTTCATATCTAAAGAGTTCACATCTTAATTCATAAACGTAGGTCTTCTTCAGTTGATAGAAAGGTTGTTCGTGTTCAACAAACTTAATCTCAAATAATCTATCTCCAAGTGGGAAGTAAATTAAGTCACCCTCTTTTGGTCGTGTACTTAACTCAACTCCAGAGAGATTTTCTATTAATGGTGAGATATAGTTTTCAAATCTTTCTTTCGAGATGACGAGTTGAAGGTCATCTCTATTTTCGATTCCAAATTTTGAAAGTATGGTACCCTGACCAGTGTAACCTTCATAGTTATCGATGTAGGCTTCTAAAGGAAAGGCCTCGGTAAAGTTAGATTGAATGACCTCTTTTATGACAGTTTTTGTTGTTGCATACTGTCTTGGAAGGTAATGAACCTCAACACCATACATCTGCAACTGTTCGTTGACCAGACTTTGGATTAGGTTTTGTTCGGATCTAGTACCGTTAAGAAAAAAGGGATTTAACATATGTCATCACCCTATCATGTCAAGAGGTGGTAACTCATATGTGCTCAACATTCTCTCCTGTATACGATCGAGTTCTGCCTGTGCGTCATCATATAACTGTCTTCCGTTGAACTCAATACCACCAGGTAATTTGACTCCTTGAAACTTAATCAGATTCTGACCCCACTGTCTTTTGATAAGCGATGTCAAATATGGTTTCAAGAAAGAGTCATTGTAAACTCTTGGATAATCGTTGGGATCAGCAGTTCTCCAACAATCAATAATTATGAACTCACCGACTCTTAGATTACTCCAATCAATATCAAGATACATTCTATCTTTTCTTTGATTGAATCTGATCTGTTTATGAGTATTCAGAAGGAAGTTCATCGACTCCAAATATGACATAGCCATTGAGTAACTCAACAAATCTGTGTTACCCCAATAGTAGATATCGTTCAGGAACAGTTGATACTTGAAACTGAACATGTTCGATGAGCTAATTGATTGAGCATCATCGTATTGAAATACTTTATTGATCCCGATAACGTTAGGTGGGATCTGAAGATAATTACTATTTTCGTAATATGTGAACGTCGTTGCAGTTCCTACAATATTAGTACTTGCTGCAGTTGAAGCAATACCAACCGATGGTCTACCCGAACTTAGAGCAGCGGCACCAGGTGGTCTTGCCTTTCCTCTATCAACATCAGCCTGAGTGATTTGATACTTGAGATATGTTTGTCCCACACCATCAAAGTGTCTCTCTTGGAAATACTGGATGGCATCATCTACAAGATCTTCGATTTGTTCGTCTGCAACGTTGATCTCCAGTACAGGAGCACCCAACTGTCTCAAACAATAATCAATAAGTTCTTGTCTAGTACTTGGCTGTGCCATCTATAATTAGACCTATCTATATGTCTATTTATTTAATAAATCGGTGATGGTATGAAGCATATTCTTAATGTCACTCACGTCAGTTTTCAAGTTTTCAACCTCATCTTGTAAATCAACGAAGTTTTGTTGTTGTCCGTTCAACTTCTCACGACGTTTCAAATATGACTGAAAGTCATTATTATTTTTATTAACAATGGCACCTGAATGGGTATCTCTATAATACCCATCCATGCCTTCAACTGGAATCATTTTACTCATTATGCTAAAGCGATACCTCTCAGATGAACGAAACTAAATCGTCAACAGTGAACTTATATTCTCTGAAGAGATTTACTGAAGGATCAACCTCATAAGAATCTCTCTTAGGAACAAAAGTATCTGGAGTTCCATTACTATTACCACGTTCAAGAACTGAACCATTAGAATCAATGTTTGCGAATCCAGGGAATGGAATAAAGACCGTCTCATCAACTGGGACATCTTGATCAACTGCGTAGAAGACTCTGATATCGTTTCTTGTTGAACAATAAGCATCAAGTAAGACTTCAAGAGATGTTGCAGGATTTTCTAAAGTAATATTCTTAGAAACATAGAAGAATCTATTTGGATCCTCTGTTGTTGTAGAAACTTTAAAATCATCTGCATAATTCGTAACTGGTTGATTCACCCTATTTGATGTGAATACAACAGATGCATTGTCAAGGTCAATTGCAGGACTTATTCTTGTATCCGTTGTTACAAGATTGAATAACATAGAGAATGATCTGTCACCAGGGAAGAGGTCGGAATCCAATAAGAGTTCTTCATTTCTTGAAGATGCAACCATTCTAAGAGAATCAAAGTAATTCTTCTCAAACAAGTTGACTCTTTGGAATCCTCTATCAAGCATATTCTCCTGATTACCCGATACGCTTGAGGCAGTGACAGTTCTTGCCTGAGAAATGAGAGTGGTTCCAAGAGGTGTGATATTTGTAACTCTTGGTGTAATCAAGTGGAATGGTAAGTTGTAAGTGCTCTTAACGTCAGGACCACCTGCAACCTTTCTTTCATTGAAGTACAGAGGAGGGAATCCAGGTGCATTACCAGGTGCTCTGTTAGTACCATTGGCATTCATTTGTACTTTCACGTAGTAATAATCAAGTCCAATAGCTGGTTCATCAAGGTCAGCTGCGGTAACATTAATCAGTTGATGTTCTCTATTAATTCTTCTCAGTGATACACCATCCAACTCATACTTATACACCAACTCACCAGAACTATGAGTTGCAATCGTAGTGTTATCAACACCTCTGGTTACACCAGTAAGTGTTCTTCCATTGACTCCAGTATAACTAATGATTTCATCACCAATTTGAACGTATCCAGGATTAGTGCCACCAACACCAAGGTTTTCAAACGTATTATAACCTGATGCATCAGTTTCAAGAGTTATAAATGATGTTGTATCAAATGCATATTTTTGTGATAAAGTATTGGGTGTAAAGTCGCTTCTTACATCACTAATTGTGACTCTATTAACATTAGAGTATAAACCATGATTTCTCTTGAAGACTCTGATGTAGTCACCTTGATGAGTTACATTAATTGGTGATAAAGGAATAACGTCTCCACCTACACCGTTGAGCTCTGTAGTGAACCCAACGTTGTTTTCGTAATGAAGAGGATATGCAGAATTTGTAGAGAAATTACCTTGAACATTTTCGAGGACAAGTGTGTTGTTTCCAAGTATTTCTGATACAGAAAGTTGAATACCAGATCCAAGATCGAGGTTACCAATACTAACTGGGGTCAATACGTCGCCAACTACATAACCACTACCACCTGCATTGATTGTAGCACCAAGCGCAACACCATTTAGGATCTGAATGTCTGCGGTTGCGTTTATACCTTTACCAGTAATTGCTGTAAGTGCAACACCAGTATAAGTAAATCCACCAGCTGATGGAGTGAAACCAGCACCAACATTAGTAACATTCATGGTACCTGTTGCTGACCCAGCAAACGCTACAAGAGTACCTTGTGCTCCAATACTCAACTGTTTGACTGTATTACCAAGTTGTAATGGTTCAGGTACACTGGCATCGTTGACAGTGGTTCCAAGACCAACTCTGACTTGTCTTGATTCAAGTGAAAGACCATTGGGATCAACTTTTTCAAGAGATTCTGGTAAAAGTGGATTGAAGAAAGAAACACTACCAGTAGATTTGAAATTGGCTCTATAAAGTTTAAACTTAAGGTCTTCGTACTGACTTGGGGTCCAGATAGATGCGTTTTGTGACTTAAATAGAGAGCCAAGGAGAGGTTGTTCCGAAACAATAACCTGATCGGATTCACCACCACCTAATGTTGTGATGTCTGCCTCACCCAATCTACTGATATAGACAGTATAGTCTGTTGCATGAGACATCAATACCATCGCATATTCAGTCTCTCCTTCAAGGTAGACTGGTGATTGGAAAGTAAAGGTAGTTGCAACTGTACCATCATCACTGAGGTTGACCTGATCAGGATCAAGTGAAACTTCAGAGAATGGAAGAACTTTACGAGCTGGTTGTCCCAATTTAGTTTCTCTAATATGGAACATCACTGGAGCACTTTCAGCCTTTGTTCTGAAGAAGAAATCTACTTTCGTTACAAAGATACCTGTCTCATCATCGACTGTGAATGTTTGTGCAAGTGGGTCACCTGTGTTACCACCACCCGTGAATCTTGGGGCTGGTGGTGGTTGAACAATAATTTGTGGAGGTGGTAAAGTTCCACCAAGTTCTAAGTCAACGTCAGTTACTTGAGTATTTGTATCTGTTGATGTAACTGTGATTGTATTAGATGTTGCTGTATCAGAAAGTGTCTGATTCTGAGAGAAGTCCTCTTGAATGACGGTTGCGTTTCTAAGGGACAATGTTGTCTCTTGAGTGGTAGAAAGGTCACCCTGTGAATAGAAGATAGCATCACCAGCCGTGGTAACCACACCCTCAATCATACTATTAGATTTACTACTTGTAAGTCTTAATGTAGATCTACCAGTTTCGAATACAGGGTTGGACGAATTTCCAGATTCGGGGACTTTAAATGATGCGAGTAAAGATCCAACTCTATCGGTAATCAGTCGTCTATTTCTCACCCTAGCCTGAGCACCACTTGATTGACCAGTTAAGACCATATCTTTTCCAATGTATCCATCGAATTGTGGGAAATCCGTGGACTGAAGACTGAACAAGTCAACGTTCAAAAGTGAAGAGGACTCAGAGTAAGTTGCCGGAACTTGAAGGTCTCTATTATAGGGATTTACGTTGTATATGTCTGTAGGAGCAGTGTATGGACCAAACTTATGATTAGAACTTGCAACTCTAAATCTTATTGATGGAACAGAAGCAGAATTATTTGAAACTGCACCCCCATTATCCATGGCACCAACCACTGTTTCACCTGGAGTGAAAGTTCCATGATCCATTTCAATTTCAATGAGCTTTGGAGTGCAGAACTTTGTAATTGCGACTCCATCAAAGAAACTATAAAGTCTAGTAAATGGTTTAAATGAGGTTCCTCTTATAGTGATGTTACGAGATCTCATGAAGTTGATGATCTCATTATTGACAACGAAAGCACCGAGAGATTCTGTGTCAATTTGTTCATTCACTGTGTACTGAGTACCAGTTCTCTGCTGATCAAGGGAGATTGATGATGTTGCAGAGATATTATTTGTTGTTGTGGTGGTTGTCGTATTTGTTTGAATATCTACAGTTCCATTGACACTACCTCCACCACCAAGGTTGGTATTCTCACTTGCGGATATTGTGTTCTGAGAAGATGATGTAGATGTTGATGTATCGTTAGACAAGGATATATCTAAGTTTACACCAGTCGTTTCCCAAGAGTTCCAAATAATTGGCGTAACACCAACACTCTGACCATCAGCATTTGTTGTGACTTCTGCTCCAAGTGCTTGAGCAATTCCATTGAAGGAACCTTCCATCATCACATTATTGGTTTCCATTTGTGTGGTATCAATCCACACATCAACATCTGGTGTTAATTCTATACTTCCTTGCCAGAATTGTACCAAGTATGGTGTAACATTCTCAACTCTGGTACCATATGGTTGATTCAACCATTCAACATGATCATAATCAAGAGTGACTGTTCGACCAGTTCTTCTTACATTAACACCCACAGGATCCACAAACTCTGTGTCTTCATTAGTATTGGATGTTGTTCCAACACCACTGATAGCATTAGTTGCAAGTTGAAGACTGAGTGCAGTAGTATAATGAGATGGTCTGAGAATACCTTTCTTTCTATCGATACTATTTCTAATACCAACAGAGGTGTCTTGAGGTTCAAGACTTGAGAAATTGTCAACAAATATTCCAGACTTAAATCTATTCAAACCGTTAGAATCTTCCACAAACAAATTAAGAGTTTGTGATTCAAGAAGATTAAGTGATGTATAATATTCAAGATTCTTAATTCTTTGCTCAAGTTTTGCGATATCAGTCATCTGATATCTCTTATGCTCAACAAACTTAACTTCAGCGTCAGAGGTGCTATAAAGGAATGGTGGTAGATAGACCGTAGCAATAGTCATCGTATTGCTCAGTGGCTCAGGCATCTTAGGATTATCTTCTGCCGCACCTTGAAGAACACCAAGCCTTCCCGTAGTATCAATAAAAATTCTATCTACTCTTCCCAAGAAGTAATTATAATCAAGAGTCATAGACTCGTCAGATGCTATGATGTGTGACGAACTATGTGTTCTACCTTCTTGACCATCGGCAAAAGATCTTCCACTAAATTCAAATGGAGAGTTTGCCCCTTCACTAACTGAGTAATCAACAACTCTTGGTCTAGCATCAATGATGTCTGAAACTCTTGAATTTCCAACCACACCAAGATCTTTGGAGTAATTAAAACCTTCATAAGAACTTACGGTTGTAATATCCCCATCATCAGAGTCTTGATATCCTGCGGATGCAAAATAAACACGGATTTTTCTTGCAGGAACTGGTACCTCAGACTTTCTTACGATACGAGAGTAATCGTAAATGGACTGCCTTTGTCCATTATCAAATTTAAAATCGCTTGTAATTTCTTTTGAACCAATATTAACTCCAGAAGATACACCATTGACACTCGAAGTCTGGAATTTAATAATTTCATTATTCAAAAATGTTGAATTATTCAGATATGTAAAATAAATTTGTGTGTCATCAAGTTTTTGTAAGTAAACTGCCTTTGCACCACTTGTTTGACCAATTAAAGTTTCACCAATAATCAAATCGTTTGTAGTCGCACTAACACCATCAAGTTGACCTAATGTCATATTAGGAGCTACTGGATCTGTCGTGTCTTCAGATTCAAAAATACCATGAATTTTATAAACATCAGCAGTGTTCAGTGAGATTACTTCGTCCTGAACTCTCGTACCATATGGATAATTACCACTCTCAAGACCGTCACCTAAGGTGGTAGAACCAATACCAGATGCAGTGTCTCTTGATTTATTGATGATGATATCTTTTGAGATATTTTTAATTTTTACTTTTGATTTGATATTACTCTTTCTTAGAGTCGTTATCAATCTAGAATTAGTGTCATTTGCACCAAGACCATTGATTGTTAGAGTGGTTGAACCATTTGTTAACGAAATTCTATCATCTGACAATATTTCTGTATCACCATTAGATCTGATGAGAGTATATCTTTCCTCATCATATGGTAAAAATACCTCATTATCCCCGGCATTAATTGCAGGAGTTGAATTATTTGAAATTGATGTATTATATTGTCTTCTAATAACAATATCAGAACCAACAAGATTTACTGATTCGACATTTAGTTTAGGCAGTGTACTGAATAGAGCTTCATTTCCTGCAATATTACCAGATCCCGAACCACCTGCCAGTCTTGTAGAAATCAATTCTAAATTTTGAACTGTCTCTGATGACGTTGGAAGAGAACCATCACATACACCATTAACAGATTGAACAGCTTCAATTGTAAAATTAGTAGCTGCAATACTGACTACTCTACCAAGACTTTGAATATCTAAACTACTTCTTGAATATCTGACTAAATTTCCTACAGTAACAATACCAACAAAAGTAAATCCAGCATCTGCAGGAATTGAAACTAAGGATTGAGAACCACTTTCTGCTGCAACATTCGCAGATCCAAAATTACGAACTCTATTTTGGATGGTGTCACCAGTAAATGTATTTGCAGATCCTACAATACCGTGAATAGATTTTACATCTGATAATGAATAATTGGTGTCACTAGTTACGAATCTAGAATCATCCAACACACCATTAAAGAGAAGTCTTTCTCCCCTATGGAAGTTTCCATTGACGTTATATGCAGTAAGTGCTGTACCCGCAGCAACATTAAACTTCAGGAAACCTGTTGCACCACTAGACTCACCCTTAATGTGAGTTGATGTGTTTAGTGTAACAGCTTCGTTGACTGAAATATCGGAATATGTTTGGACATCAAACAATGAAAGATCCCATTGGTTGACATTCTGATTATTTAAATCATAAGCACCTGACTCAAGAGCAAAGTCATATACTCTTGCAATACCAATCTCCTTACCTCCTGCAACCTCATCATCAGAACCAACTCTTTCGTCTCTAAGACTTAATGTGTTAGTTGTATTGATACCAATACTTGCAGAACCATTAACCCTGTTCAATCTAAGGGAAGGTCCAAAACCAAAGTTTACTGCTTGCTGTTCTACTTTCTTGACAGTCCTTGGTTTCTGGAAGTCAATCAATGTTGGGGCAATAGTCTCTACCTCATATCCCTTGACATAAGCTTTACCAGGACTTACCTTATAGATACCGATTTTGTCACTTGGTGTTTGACCAAAATCTGTTGTTTGTCCATCTTCAAATATACCTCTATTACCTTGATTATCGTTAAGACTGTTTTTAACGATAGTTCTGAAAGACTTTACATAGTAGTTGCCAGATTCATCAAAAGTTCTTCTTGCAAACTCATCACCAATAAAGTTGTACGAAGTGTTTTCATTAACGACTCTAAGTACACCATTCTTAACTTCAGATAACTGAACGAAATTAGTATCTTCAAAACTGTCAAGTGGTTTCTTAGCAAGTGATGTACCAATTTTTAATCTATCTGCACCTGGAGCGGTAAAATTATTAAATCCTTGAGCATTATCAGCAAGATTTTGATCAATATCTGATGATATGATCTCTTCAACAACATCTAAACCAACTCTATATGATGGGGTATTACCATATTGGTCAAGAATAAGAGTTTCTGCACTTACATTGACAAAATAACCCCTTAAGAAATATACACCCTCAGAAATATTGAATGATGAACCAATAATTGGTGCATTTTGAGGGATAGAAGTTGCAAAACCTTCACCTGCTGAGATAAAGGTTGATGCATATGTGATATTCTTACTTGTTAATAAAATTTCTCCACTCAAGAAAGTGCTGACCTCTTCATCTGAAGTTGCAGAGTTTTCGTAGTTCAGATAAAGAGTATATACACCTCTCTCAGACTCATCATTAGTAATATATTTTACAACCTTTGCAGTAACACCAGATGTAGCACCAGTGATAGTGGTACCAAGAATCTGATCAAGGTAGATACCAACAGGAATACCTAAGAATTCTGGTTCAATTTGAATACCATAAAAATTCCTGACATAAGTCAGGTCACCAGGAATAATCTTCGCACCTTCTTTGAAGAAGTGGTTGCCCATCTCTTCGACTTGATTTTGCAGAATAGACTGCAGACCAGTCAGTTCTCTTGCTTGAACTGGGAAACCAGGTTTAAATAAAACCTTGTAATAATTCGATTGCGGATCAAAGTCGTCAAAATACGGAGCGACATTGAGATTAGTTTCCTGTGGCATATCTCTTAGAATTGCAAGATAACTTTAACGTCTTCTTTCTGTGAAGCTGATCTAGTAACTGAGGGTCTATTATCAACGTAAATGATGTCACCAGAGTACTTTTCAGACTCTGGATTAGAGACTCCTTTAGTGAAGTCTTGACCCAGGTAGTAGGTACGACTATTTATTGTGGTTGATACACCTGTAAAATTTGCATCAATTGTTAATGTATTACCAGATGTGGGAATAATATCTACACTACCACCAGATACAGGGTCAGCAGTGAATCTCAGCTGTTCAAATCCATAAGTTGGGTTTACATTCTTTGTTCCGTCAGTATTAAAACCTGCAGTTCTTCTGTCCTGCCAATATTTTAAAATACCAGTTTGTTGATCATATGAAACAACTCTACCAACAGCCGTTGAACCAAGACCCACAGTTTGTGTAATAAATGAGTCAGCTGTGAATTTTGCCTCACTATATCCAGTTCCAACCAATTTAAGTGCATATACTGCACTTGCCTTGTCGATTGTCAGATTAGTTGTTGAATTGTAGTTCTTTGGATTTTTAACGATACCTACTTGTGCAAACTGGTTACCAGTGATAAAGTCAGGATTTTGAGTGTCATTTTCAAATCTAGCATAAGAGAGGACATTGTAGGCACCTAATTCACGATATATGTCGGCACCATGACCACCGTTTGGTGGAATAATTACATCAAACACTGGTGCAATCGTTCCATTTGGAACACCACCTCTTTCAAGATCGAGTGTACCGAAAGAATATCCTTCACCACCCTTAGACACCGTAATTGATTCAACTTTTGAGTCATTATTGATAACAACTGTAGCTTCAGCACCTCTACCGTCACCAAGAATAGGAACTCTTGTATAAGTTACGTTTGCTGTTCCGATACCAACACCACGATTTCTAATCGTGACAATCTTTAATTGACCACTGTTTCCAGCATTTTCTCTAACTGATTGATAGGATGTATTGGTATCCCAATCTGTTGGAACCGCTATATAATTTGTAGAATCAAACTTGATAATTTGATTTGGTTTGATAGTGTAAAGATATTTCCAAATATAACCATCACCACTACTTCCAGCCTCTCTTGGTTCTAAGTCAGTGAAGTTAGGTTCATCGAGAGAAGGACCACCTCTAAAGCTATTCTCTGGATTTGCGTTATTAAAGAGACAAATATAAACCTTGTACTCACTATTCATTACGTAGAAGTTGGAGTCATAGATATCGAATGCTCCAGATGGTTGAGAAGGATTATCTCTATCAATATCATTTCTCCACATATCATATGTGGTACCTGACTGCCAAGAAATCTTTCTTACAACTTGACTTACATCACCACTATTGATCTTCTTAAGAGCAATCATGGTGTCCCAATAATAGTTGGAGTCATCCAAACTATCTTTAGGGGCAGGTGGAGAAGAATTCCAATCACTCTGAAACTCAGGAGCATCTGGAAGACCAATCCACGCATAGTAAGAGTTGGAAGAATCCTGTACAGAATCGACAAAATTCTTCGCATTCAAAATACGCAGTTGATCAGTAATTATCGCAGCCATTTGTTAGAGGACTTTTTTCTTATTTAGACGTTAATTTAGACCGTGAACAGGTTTGGATAGATAACAATCGTTCCACCCATGCCGGCATGAGATGTACATTGATAGTACAATGAGTTTGGTGCACTGAATGGAACTTCAAATCTCAGAGTTCCGTTAGACACCGCATTATTTGTTACACCCGTCGAGAATGCAGATCCACCATTCGAGGAGCGAATTTCGAATGGATGAGCACCCATATTATTTACAAATTCGTAATTCTGACCTCTTGCTAAGTAGATAACAGGATCGGCAGTTGCACTCAGTCCACCTGGACCAGTAAATTGATAATGTGTGGATCCATCTGCACCAAGAGTCCAACTTGAATGTGTGATATCCGACGCATCTCCGAAGTATGTTGCACCAGTGACTACACCTAAAGTAGAAACACCAGAGACGACCAGCGAATTTGTACTGACAGTTGTAGTTCCGACACCAACACCACCACCTGTTGATGATATGGTAGTGATACCTGCATTTGTTGTTACTGTGATATTACTCCCAGCCGAAATCAATGTGGTGATACCAGTCAGACCAGATCCGTCAGCACCAGTTAGAGTTGTGACTACTCCAGTCAGTCCAGAACCATCAGCTCCAGTAAGAGTGGTAACTACACCAGTCAGTCCAGAACCATCAGCACCTGTTAGTGTTAGGTTTGCACCACTACCATAATATGTTGCTCCAGTGACAACTCCTAGAGTGGATACACCAGAAACCACTAATGTATTTGTACTGACATTTGCAGTTACAGCAATTCCCGTCAGGTTTGATCCATCACCGTAATAAGTTGCACCAGTTACGATTCCGAGAGTAGAGATACCAGTTACTCTGAAGTAACCCAATACACCAACCCCACCGTGTTTTGTCTCAAATCTTTTTGTATTACTGTAATATAATTCTGTACCAAAATTTCCGTCAGCGTTCGTTGCTATGACTTGAGTTGTTCCAGCTCCACTATTGAAGATCTGTGTATCAGCATTAATATTAAATGCTCCACTTGATACATCAATATTATTTCCAGTACTGTCATCGTGGTAAATTCTAAACTTACCTTGCTTAAAGTCTACTGCCTTATCTTCACCTAAAAAGATAGAACCACCCAAACTCACATTACCAGTTAGAGTCGATACACCAGCAACATCAAGAGTTCCAGCAGAATGACCAGAACCAACGAACAATTGACCAATTGTACCAACACCTGTAATATTGATATTTCTTCCAGTTACTTCATCATAAACAACATCATCTAAAACATACAGGTCACCACCAACATAAAGATCACCACCAGTCGTTGTAACACCACCTTGACTTGCCAAAGTTGTGATACCTGAAGTTAATAATGATGTGACAGTTGTCACACCTAATGTTGTAATCCCAGCGGCTTTAAGATTTCTTGAAATGTCAACGTCAGTAGTTGCAATGGATACTGGGGTTGGTGCTGATACCGTTACATTACCAGTTGATGTATTAATAGATACGTTTGTTCCTGCAGTGATGACCGTTACAATACCAACGGCCAAGGTGGAACCATCACCAATAAGGCTATATAACTCGGTGAAGTTACTATTAATTTTAACTCCACCGTCTACTAGGGTATCACCTGTTCCATCATTTGGCGTAGTGCCAGTGTTAATACCTTGGTATGCCATCTACTGAGGATCCTTTTCTATGTTTTATTTATTTTAAGTTAGATAGTTATTAAATTTAAGTGGTCGGAACCTTTGAATCAAAGGAGATGTAGTCAATCCAGAATATCCATTTGGTGTAAATGTAAGTGCATTACCTGCAACTCTATTCTTGAATTGAATTCTTCCCCAAGTGTACTCACCAAAGTTCTTCCCTCTTATAAATCCGGCTGTAGTTGTACCAAATCCTACAGTATTCACCTCAACTCTTCTAATAGCTGTGGTTCCTAAACCAACTGAAGTCAAGTCAGTCACAAAGTCATACGCCTTAGTTGCGGTGTAAATACCGTCACTATTAGTCGTCGATAATCCGAAGTTAGAAAGATTGACGACGAACAAATCACCAGCCTGAACTTGACTGAGAGTGACTGCAGTTCCCACAATGTTTGTATCTCTCATAAAGGAATCTTGAGGGATATAAAGTTCAAGTGTTCCTGAGGTGAGTGTTGTTTGTGCATAACCAACGATAATACCTTGATCACCGAAGTAAGAATTAACACCAACAACTTCTCTTCTTGCTTCAGGTACCTCAACAAGGATTTGTGGAGGATTCGAGGCAGAATAACCAACACCCGCATTAGTGATAGTGAATGATGTCACACCACCACCAGAGATATTTGCTGTTGCAGTTGCTCTTGTACCACCCACAATATCAATTGGTTGTGAGATAGAAACATCAGCTGAACCAGAATAACCCGAACCAACATTACTAATGGTGAAACCAGTGACTGAACCTCCAGCACTTACGGTGACTGTTGCGATTGCACCCACGATAGGTGACTGATCAACAATAGTAACTCTATCGTTATAATCGAGAAGTGAAGTTTCGTTCTTCGAATTAAAGAATGGTCTTACGGTGTCAACATAAGCATTAACCGTATTCACACCAACATATTGAGTCAAGTAAGCGGCAGGATAAATGGATGGCTCATATTCAACTCTGTCCTTAGTTACAAAGTCGCCATTGATTGTAATGTCATCAATTTGTTTACACCATGTGAGTGGTCTAACTAAAGTTTGATTAGTTGTAATACCAGGACCATCATATGCGAAAGTAGTGACAGTATCCAGAGTTGTAATACCTGTCACAATTCTTTCTTCCTGAAGTAATCCTATTGTTTGACCCTTTCCAGAATCGTTTTTCAGTTGCAAACTATCACCAATCTTGACTGTTTCAAGAATATCGACAAGAACAACGTCTACACCAGGAGTTCCTTTATAGAAGATGATCTTAGAGGTGTCTCCTACCTTAGGTGGTTCTGTAAATTCAATGATACTACCACCGTTAAACTTATAAGAGGAGTTAGGTACTTGAAGAATGTCATTGATAGTGACAATCAGACATTGTGCAATGTTAATATCAGATCCGACTGCGGTTTCAATTGCAAACAAATTACCTGCAATAGCAAGTGGGAATCTCTTTGTAACACCATCAAATTGATCATCCAACTTGTCAAATACATCAAGTTCACCAATGGTAAATCCATTGAACGTATCACGATATGTCTCCGTCACCGTAAGAATAAACTGATCAAAAGAAGCACTCGATGTAGTTTGAATACCAGTCGTTCCACCTATAGAGAGTCTAAGTTCTTCACTCTCTCCATAACCAAAACCACCACTGACAATCTCGAATTCAATTACACTTGAACCTTGACCAACCCTGACATCAACCTTAGCACCAGTACCCAATCCAGTGGTTCCATCAGCATATACAAGTGGAATATTTGAATAAGGAAGAGGAGCGTCGATAACAACTAACGGTGGATTGTTTTGATCGAGATTTGATCCGAAGAACGACGTAGTAATTGCAACAATCTCACCATCTTGAACAGTTGCAGTACCAATATTGACAACGGTTGAGAAACCAACATTAGTCGTGATAATACCAACCTGAACCGTTTGAACACCAACTCTATATCCAGATCCAGGATTACCGATTTCGATTGATGTAATTGTACCACCACCAGAGACGAAACATGAAGCACCAGCCGAAATAAGAGGTTGGAAACCAAAACCAGGAGTTGATGCAACAGAAATAATTGAACCACCCCTAGGAATAGTTGCTCTGTTGGGATCATCCTCAGAGGAAACACTCTCACCAAGATAAGTGATACTTGTGACACCAGCTGTTTCACCAAGAGTGAAGTCACCAGTCGTTGCTTGAGCACCTTGTGGTTCCTGAAGAATATTCGAGTTCAGGATAATTGCTTGGTTTGTAGAGAATCCAATAACGTTACTTCCACTCTGTAACAATGAGAAGTTCTTAGTTTGACCGTTGAAATCTTTTTGGATATTGTCAAAAGTAAAGTTAGAACTATAAGTGCTTGCAGTATCATCTTCAATACCACTTCTCATGAATGTTCTACCCTGGAATGTAGAATGAGTAGTGATACCTGACCAATCTACATTATCAGGACCTGCAGTATCTGTTCCGATCGGAATCCCACCAAATGGTGCTGAGGCAAAGTGTACAGTATTTTCAACAATATTATAATTACCACCAAGTCTCTGAACAGTAGAGCCATTTGCGTGAGTTGCAACTCCAGTGCCCATTTGTGCTCTGAGAACCTTGAAGTTGTTGGTTTGACCAACACCAATGTTCTGAATCAACATGATCTCATCATCAATCTTGATAAGGTCATTAGATCTAAATGATGTAATACCAGTAACTTCAAAATCAACGTCAAATATGAGTTCTTGGTCCAGAGTGGTTGAAATAACAACCTCAGTAACTGGAGCCTGAATCATATTATCAATAGCCATCAAGGCTCTTGCATTTTGATTTGTAGATGTGAATTTATGGAATGTACCAATACCAAGTGTCAGGAGATCAATTGTGTCTGGAGTTGCTGCCAATGCTGCAGCAGCATTAGTTGCAAGACCAACTGCAGAATTACTAAGTTTAACTGCAAAGACTTCAGTTGGAAGTTTATCAGTAGAAACACCGGCAATTGATTGTGTAACAATACCGATAGCATTTGTAGATTCTACTAATGAGTTCTCATAACTGTAAACGAGCTTTTCACCTGTGACGAAGAAGTGGTCAGGAATGTTAATTGAGTTGTTTGTAAGATTTACAATAGATGAATTGTTTCCAAGGAATGCTCTCTGGAAAATTGGGAGACCATTGTGCTTAAGGTTGAAAGCTCTTTTTGTATCAAACTCCGTTCCTGTGTATGTACCATGATTAGAGAACAGAATGTTATTCTGAAGATCGCTAATTGAAGTGATACCTGTAATATTGTTGAAGTTCTTCAGACCAATACCAAATATCTTAACATCAACGGCAATGTTTGCATTTGGAGTGAAGTTCAGACTTACTGCACTTCCAGTCTTCGTCATACCAACAGTACCAAGACCTACACCAGAAATGGTATCAATTTGTCCGTACTTCGTAATGTTATTATTGTTTGAGTCAAGAACATGACATTCAAACATTTCATATTCATCATTTGTTGTGTCATGGACAGTGACCATGAAGTATTCGGCAGCAAATGGATCATTGTAAGAAGCAATCTCATTTGCAGAAGGTGTGGCAGATGAAGAAATTCCTGTGTGGTACGAAGAAAGGTTTGTAACGATCATTCCAGTAGTATCAACACCAGTGTTAGTACCATGTACCTCAACTGATAAGATGTTCGTACTTACAGCAGTTCCTACTATTGGATGAATATCAATTTCGATGTTACTTCCACTAATGTTTGCAGTGTATGTTCCAAATCCAGAAGATGGTCCACCAGTGGTGTCAACATCACCATATTGAAGAAGTTGTACATTTGTACCATCATGAAGAACATTCAGTTCATTATAGAAGTAGTTGTCATTACCATCCTCCATTTGAATATGAAGTTTTGCTGATCTTGTTGCGGTTGGAATTTCCAGAATTCTCGTTGTGGTGCCAGCTGCAACAGAGACAGACGATGAAGCAACTGAAACCATACTACCGATGGCAGTTGAACCTATCCCAGTCACACTCTCTAGACCTGCGAAATTAAAGTAAGAGATTTCGTAGTTATTAAACTCGAAAAGGTTTGGATACCATTGAAGACCAAACTGACTTGTTCCGATACTGATGTAATCGAATGAACCGAGTGCTTTACCAGTATCAAGTGTACCATATTGATTTAAGTATCCCTCAGAACCATTTTGGAGAAGAGTTACGATACCAAACTGTTTTCTATTTCTTATTTCAGTATCCTGAATAAGAGTGAAGAACTTATTCCATGCATATTTGTCATCGAAGAAACTAATGATGGAGTAAGGGGTATCTCTTGGTTCACTGTCAAAATCACCACTAAAGTCGTCAATCTTAAGGACTCTATTTCCTCTTGACTCAAAATAATCAACGAGAACCTTGTTTTCAAATACAATCTCATTAGAGATTGTTCTACCTTCAGAAATATCTAAAGTTCTCTCAGTCGCTCCATCGAAGTCGGGGAAACAGTTAAGCATTCCCTCACCAATGAGATCGACAACAGTAGAAATCTCAATATCTGCTGCAGTAACAATACCAGGTGCATTATTATCAATAACCAAATCGGCAAATTTCTGGAAACCTGCAGTATGATTAAGCGAACTTACTGCATCTTCCCAAGTTTCTAAATCAATTCTCGATTTGAGAGAATATGAGAAGTTCTGATAGTATTCATTGTTTGGAATGACCTGAAGATTGTCATTTAAGAAACCTGAGTTCGTTTGCCAACCATCAATAAATGTTGCGCCAACACCAAGTTTAATTGTGGAGTTGAATGGAATTTTCTCAATGATTGATGCCTTAACACCAGAAGATTCGGATACAATGTCTGTTCCTGGTAAGAAATTTTCCTCAGATGAAACAAATAGATATCTACTTACATTATCAAATCTTTCTACAATACCACTTCTCCCTTCGTTATCTACTTTTTCACCAGTCAATAAAGGTGCTACCTTAATTACGGGATCAAATATAGGGAAGAATGTTTTGGGAGTAACGGATCCAGATACTACACTAGTAATATTACCTGGAGACTCACCTGTTCCAAGGACATCTGTTAAGTCATATTCAATATAGGAACCACTTCCACCCAGATTACTGTCGAGAGATGTAACTTTGAAAAGTTTGAATCCATAATCTTCAGAGTTGTATCCTGTACCTGTTGTACCAAAACCAACTGCAACGTTTTCTACAAGAATTTCTTCACCGACTTTAAATGGCCAATCTTGGGCATCACTGAACTGTTTTGAGAAACTTAAACGTACAATTTTTGTTGAGTTATTATATGTAATTGAACTGATACTAAAACCATTGGTATTTTGAAGAGGTATAATCTGTGGTTCAACGTCATTCAAAGATTGTGTATTTTGAACAATAGTAATGAAGTTATCATCATTACCAAATCTCAAATCAAGATCAGTAATCTGTTTTCCTGTGACACCATCAAGAACCACCAATTGTGGAGGTTGACTATAATTTACACCACCCGAAGAAATTCCGATTGACTCAAAAGATCCAAGAGGATCAACTCTAAGAACTTGAGGGAGAGATCCGACAGCATTAAGAGTATTATCTGATGGGAAACCAAACCCAATGTAGTTCATCTTCTGTTTGAGAATCGAACCAATTGTTGTGCTCCTTGGTTCTAATAATGCACCAGTTCCTGTAGCACTTCTTACAGAAGTAAACCCAGGAAGAGTTTTATATCCAAGCCCTTTGTTAATAGCATTAACAGTATGAATAGGTCCTTGTGCAGTCAAAGATGAAGTGTGATATTTCATCGTTGCACTTGTAGAACCGTAAGAAGTTATTGTGTCACTATCAAAAGGAATATTGTAATCATAGGTATCTGATGTAACTCCAACTACACTGTAAACACCATCAAACTTATTGGGAACGATTCCAATACTATTATTTTCAAATACTGTATCATCTTCAAATATTCTCAATTTTACTGGTGGTATGATATCGAGATTATCTGGTTCAAAACCATAGTACAGAATTCTGGGAATATTATCACTTACATTTAAAGTGAGGTTCGCAGTACTATCAATACCAATGTTACCCTCAGTTGTGACTTCAAATGTTGAGTCTGTTTTTGTAGTAAAGAACTCATTAATCTTCTGAGAATCACTGTAGATGTGCATCTCAAATGCAGAATAAGTGATTCCCTTATCAACAAATGATAATGAGGGGTCGGATAAGTCAAACTTTAAGTTCTGATTTTTTTGAACTTCAATTCTTGGATTAATTCGAGCAATAGTTCCTGTAGTCGCAGAGCCAACATTTACAAAGGATGGATTTTCCGTAAACAATTCAAACTTATCCATGACAAGCTTGATAATATTCCGTTTGTACACGAAGACATAATACATTCCTGACGCTATTAAACCCTCCGAAGGGTCACCAGAAGTATAGATGATTTTATCACCAGTTCTGTACTTATTACTTGGAACGGTAATCATATTACCGCTTGTGTTAATACCTGATGGTTCAATAGTATCTTTATCAAATACTATTCTTCTATTATAATCATCATAAAATACTTTAATTGTTGAGGTTGTGGTTGGATTTACGTCAACCGAAATCCTATCCCCTCTCTTCATTCCATGAGTTTCACCTGTCGAAACTGTGACTACATTTTGAGAGATTCTTCCAGTAAGAACTTGGGGAAGAACAGTCACAAGACTATGAGTAACTCCAAGACCTGTAGAATTAGTAAAGTATAACAATCCACCCTTAGAAGAATCAACACCAACGTATTGACTAGTAACTGTACTCAATGCTACACGATCTGATGCCAGACCAATTATATCTCTAGTAAGTGGAACTGCAAACAGATCTCTTGTTTCTTCGAGATTGAATATTGTGGAACTTTGAATACCACTCCAAACTGCTAAAGATGTACCACCATTTGTATAATACTTGAGTGGAGTGTTAAGTTCAAAACCATGATCTGGATAGAAGAACTGTTGTTGTTGAAGTCTTATCTGGGTGACACCCACACCAGGATTTGAGAATGTAATTGTTGTTGCTGTTCCTGTAGTTGCAGTTCCAAGACCTACAGACTCATTTGGCATGAAGTAATGAGTTCTGTTTGTGGTGACAGGTTTATTGGTACTAATACCAGTGGTAGTAAACCTTACCTTTCTGGGATCATCTCTAACAAGAGTATCCGCTGAATGAGTGACCTGAAGTGTGTTATTGTGACCTCTAAGGACTCTAATTCTTCCAGATACTGCATCCAGATTTAATACCTTAAATTGCTCACTATCAATTCTTAAAATATCATTAGGTCTAACGACGGAGGGGTCAATGATACCGTTAAGATAGACATAAGTGACGATACCAGTCGTCGTTCCCGTTGCAATACCTACAGACGTATACCATCTTTCACTTGTCACACCAACTCTATATGCCCCACCAAGACCCCTATAGAATTGAGACAAACCATCAACGAAGACAATATCGTTTGTTAAGAAACCGTGAGGTGATGAAGTTATTCCTAAGAAACTATTTGCTGAATTATCTCCAATAATTTCTGATGCATCAAAAACAGTGGTTGCAAGACTTACCTGTTCAATGTCTTTACCCTTGATTTCAGAGACTCTCCAATTTACACCTCTTCCACTGGTTTGAGATGAATCAAAGATAATCTTATCATTTACTTTATAGTTATGACCAGGATCTTTGATATTTAAAATATCAATACCACCCAATGTGGTTGATGTAATATCAATGGATGAATTTCTAATTAAATCAGAATTAAAGATATAGTCGTATCCATTATTACCACCATTTGTAAAATAGAATCTGGTGTTTCTAAACCAATTATTTTTGGTGATATTGTAATCGGTTTGATTAGAAGTTGCCTTAAAATTAAAATCAACAGGCAAAGACCTAAATTTGTCACCAATTACATATGGGAACTGTGGAAGTCTGTAATTATTGAAAGGTCCAGTTGATTCTATATTATCACTTATTGTACAGAAATATGCATATACTCCATTAGGATAATCTGGAGTAACACAGAATCTACCATTGTACTCGTCAAGGTCACCATCCCCAACAAATTCATAATCATCAACAAAGAATCCATTTTGGAATGCTGTGTATGATGGTCTGTTTACTGGAGTATTCTTTAACTTGTAACCACTCTTCATTCTGCGGATATTACCTGATCCATTGATCTTGTCATATGCATATGGACCATAAATGGGATTTCCATCATAAGCCCATCCCAAAATTGGAGAGTGGAATCCACTAGAGGTCTCTTCACCACCTGTGGTCAATTGTAAGTCAAAAAGACCATACTTGATATTGTCTTCTTCGAATCCATTAACAGAATTTGAACCAGCTCTGAGAGGTCTAGGAGCATAGAATGATGCGAACTGCAAAGAAGTGTTTGCGATATTTTCAGTTAAAACACAATCATCGTCACCAATGTTTTCAAAGGTTTTCTCAAATAAGTTAACATTCCATGCTCTTACGTTAGTTTGAACTCTTGAACCACGACCTGAGGCAATTACATCAATAGAAGTCTTTCCAGGAGTGTATCCTAATCCAGTCTTTTGAATCGTTACACTTTTGATTTGACCATTCTCAATGATCGGGACAAGAATAGCATAATCCCCTTTATTGTCTAAACTTCTAACGACTAAATCTGGTGGAGAGTTGTATCCGTTTCCAGGAGAATTTACAACTACCTCTGTAATTTTACCATTGTTTATAATCGGAGTTAAGACCGCACCTTCTCCAGATTTAAATGTGATTTCTGGTTGTCTGTTAAAATCGATAATAGTGGATGCTCCATATCCAACACCACCAGAAACACGATCAATAGATTGAATAGAACCTCTGAATACGGGTTGTAACTTTGCTTCATAAAGAAGAATGTTACCAATGAATGGATCATCACTGATAAGCCAATTTGCATTTTCACTAACTAAAACATAATATGGATTGTGAATCTCTGCCTCGGTATCAGTCCAAGCAAGAACGGAGACTGGAGTAATAATATTTTCAGTGATTGGAGACTCAATAACATATAATTCTTGGAAATCCTCAACGAATGTCTTATCGAAAGATGATGCTGCACCCTCTACATCAACTGTGATTGGAGGATAATTAAAAGAACCTCTTCCTGCATTTACAAAATTAACAGTTATCTTTCTATCATAGAAATAAGATTTACCCTGTGTACCACTTCCAACTTCTGTTAGAGAAAATTCATCTTCATTTACTTTAATTACGTAATAATCTCTATTTTCATATAGTCCCTGTACACTTGGTAAAGAACTATCTCTCGTGTATCTAACGACTTCTCCATCTCTGTATCCATGATTTTGAATTTCAACTCTGTTTGAAACAGTATTAACACCAACAGTTGGAATAACTCTTTGTTTATTCTCGTATCCCTCTCCAGGATTTGTAATAACAACACTTGATACAATAGATTTAAGTTTTGATGCACGTAAATATTGAACACCATTACCAAACTGAGTGAATCCAACAGTATTGACACCTGCGATTGCATCGGCTCTTGTTGTATGAAGTTTAAGAGTTTTTTGACCACTAACAAATACAAAATATTCAGACTCAGTGGTAAGACCAGCTATACCCTTCGTACCTCTTGTTTCGTAGATGACACTTTCACCATCAAGAAATTTGTGATCACTTCTAAATGTAATTTCATTATTTGCTAGACTTATTACATTAGATGAGTCGGCAATGAATGGATTTTCATGTATGATAGAAATCATTCTAGGCTCTGCGGCCGCACCAAATCCATTACCACCCGTAATTGTGATAGTCGGTGGTGCATAATAACCCATACCACCATCAGTTACATCAAGTCTTACTAAATTACCTAAGACATTAGCAACACCAGTAGCACCAGTTCCTACTTCATCAGATATATTGACTACTGGAGGATTGATAACATCATAATCTTGTCCACCCCGAGTAACGGTAAATCCAAGAATATCACCATAATATACACTATTGGTTGACTTATAGTTCAACAGCTCAACACCATTATTCCAAATACCAGTGGTTCCTGCCTTTGTTATTTGGTTATCAACTCTATTATTAGTAGGTTCGAGTATTTGTCTGTAAATACCCTGTGGTTCAATATTTTTCTTGTAGAATTCAAGTAATGTCAGAGATGCATTAGTGACAGAACCGTTGAATGTTACAAAAGTATTTCGGAATAAGTCTGCCTTACTTCTTGCAAGACTAATTTTACTCTCATCAATTCTTTTTACAAAATATGATGCTGATGGAATATTTTCAAATCCTGTACCAGCTGACTGGAAGTAAACTGAATCTCCAGTATGGAATCCATGATCAGGCAAAGAAGTGGGATTAGTAGGAAGATCTAATATTTTTGTACTTTTAAGTGATGCTGAGAATGTGACACTACAGTTGTACGTATTTGTTAAAATATCATCAAATTTTGGTATTGAGTTGGATGCGACCATCACATCCCCGTTAAATTTTGCATACGTATTCTGAACGTTTGCAACAAACTCTTCAAGGTAAGGATATTTTGTCGAATCTCCCTTTAAAAGTTGATTTTCGACGAAAAATGTACCAGTAAGAGGTATCTGAGCGGAGAATCTTACATTAACAGTGTCATTGGAAATAACTCTGACAACAGTTCCCAACAAAGATACCGTCTTATCCTCATTTTCATATCTCAGTTCATATCCCTCACTAAAAAAGTGAGTTTCAAGGAATTTAAATTGATAGATGAATGCAGTTGCGTCAATAACTGTGGTTTCACCTACTTTATATTTTGGTTTGACGTTTAAAAGCCAATTATTACTCTTTTTGCCAGGAGCCTCATAACCAAGAGATTTAATTTGAATAGTATCTAGAGGTCTGAAGTAATTTGTCTTATCATTTTGGACAAAATCCTTCAGTGTTGACGTAAAGCGAACCTGAATCTCAGTATCTGTATTAATTCCAACATATGCATAAGAATAGTCGTCAAATTTGACATCTACTGTCTTTTCTAACTCATTAATAATTCCTGAACAGTTATAAAACTGGTTAGAAGTCTTTCCAGTGTATGCAATTGACAATTCTCGACCATCTTCGTCAACAATGGCCAAATTTCCAAACTCTGGGAAATCTACAGTAGAGTCAACACTAATAATTGATGCACCAATACTTACATTCTCAAGAAGTTTTGTTAAAGGGTTAGGTTTGAATTCACCAAAAATCGAACCAGTAACACTTGTGTTGTCATTTCCAGAATCAATACTTACTTGATAGAATTGATAGTCAGCATATGGAATTTGTTGAACATTAGTGACAGAACCTCTTGCTCCAGTTCTTCTTTGGAAAATAGTAAGGTTTTTTAAATCTAAAGGGTCACCTGAAAGTTTTTCGACAACATAGTCTTGAGTTATTTTGTAATCGGCATTAGAAGGGGTGAGCAGAAACTCCGATGGTTTCAAAATTTCAACATCTTCACCATATAATGCTCGGAATAAAATTTCAAATGACTGATCGGTACCTTTTGAAGAGTAAAAACTCTTCGAGTTGTAAATGAAATTCTTCTTATTTAAATCTTCGTAAAAATTTCTATCATCGTAACCTGGTGTGACCTGTTTTTTCAGTTTGTTTAAAAACTGTTTCAAAAACAGAACGTTCAGGTTCTTTACTTTTGTACTTGTGGTATGTTTGTTGGTTTCGGTCTGACTAAAAGTCAATTCGTCAGGATTACCTGTAGAAACATATGTCGTTATACCACTAAATCCTCTTTTACATCCAGTAAAAGAAGTTGAAGTGATTCCAGTGTAATATATGACCTCATCATCAATCTGAATGATTCCGTTTGCATCAGGGAAACCAATTGTTGACGATACAGGGATTTCTTTCGTCGTAAAGGAAATATCAGACGTTAAAGATGTATTATCGACAATATCAAATAACTCTTCAACCTTTACGTATTGGTCAATATTGTTTATAATATCAACAGGTCCACTTTGAGACTCTTGAGAAATATAATATTGCTCTAAAAACTCCCCAAGAAGAGGAAAATCTTCTCTAACATATCTTGGAAGTTGACTGGCGACAATTTCCTGGAATTTTACTCTATCTACTGCCATTTTTTATTAATAGGACGATGTTGTGGATCTACCGAAAGTATTAGAAGATGTTGTCGAAGGTGTTACAGTCGTAGGTGAAGATGATTGAGCTTCAAGTGTTGGATCTACGTCAACAGTAACAATTGGATTACCTCTTACCAAAGTATTCAAGCCATAACTTGATGAAACAATATAATTTGTACCAGATACATCATTTCCAGAAGAAATGTTATCAGCAACAGAACTCACTGTTGTATTATTTACATCCAATTGTAGATAGAGATCTTGGAGACCAATCACATCATTTGAGAAGGGATTTACAGATACTTCAACAATAGGAGAATTCTTATTCACCACTGTACTAATGATATTGATGGGATTCAATTTTATTTCTCCCTTCATATAGTCAATTACACCAATATTTTGTTTTACAATGATTGGTTCAGTTGGAGAATTCAGTTTAAACAAGAAAATTGTCCCCTTTTCAAGATTTCCAGTAGGTCTATCACCAAGATAGACAGTTCCACTAATTCCACTTACTGTAAATCCAGTTGATCTAATGTTATAACCGAGCAAAGTACCTTGATATACTGGAGTATGACCATGATTCTTGACATGGAACCGATTCCCGAAGCAAAGTTCATATTCTGCGAAGGTATTGAGTCTTACTTGCATGTCTCTTCGCATTTTGACGGTCGTAATGTTCGATGTAATCGACTCATTACTACTATCAACAACTTTTTGGAACTTAGAATACTTAAATCGAGCACCGAATTGATTTAATTCGGAAGAATCTGAGTATTTTTGAATATTTTGAGTGACTAAGTTCTGAACAAACGATGGAGAAGGTGCTTTGTTCGAGTTATAATACGCTTCAATATCAGCTTCAACGTAAAGATACTTAAGATCGATTATTTCAGGTCTAATTCCTGCTACTGTGTACCTTTTAATACTCTGTTGTAAGTTTTGTTTGATAGCACTTGACAAAAATACGCCATTATATGGTTTAATACTGATAAAAACTTTTCCAAATTCGGGTGGAGTAAGGTCTTCACCACCAAAAGCAGAGACAGATTCGGCTTCTGGGTAGATTTGTGGAACTAAAGCCTCATAATCAGCTGCTGTGACTGCCCTATTTTGTGATGCATAGATCTGAGGAGCGTATTTTTTGACTGATTCTACACTTTCAATTGATTTACCACCACCAGATGGTGTATTAGTCGAGACAATTGACACTCCCTGACTCACATTGGCACCATTATTGTCTACGATATTGCCGATGTAAGTGAAATTAGTGATATTGTTGGCGGATGAACCATTGGAAATAATGTATGTTGCCTGAACAAAGTTAGAATTATCAAGTTTGACGCCAAAAATTCCATCTCCGAATAGTAATTCATACCTCTCCTGCGAAATTTCATGGATAAAGTAACACCTTGTGTCCTTAGTAACGTTAAAGAGACTGTCAAAAAGTTCAAATTTCCTTGAAACTGTTGAAAGTGCAGTATCTTTAACGATTACTGATAAAGTGTCGGTGTCAATACCAGAGTTTGGAAGGATAAATTTCTGTTGTGGGTTACCAGTATCGACAGTGAACGTTTGAGTTACAAATGTTCCTTCATATACATCGATATTGAAACGTGCAAAACCGTCCGCATCCACAGGAACGGTAATATCATTTGGAATTGAGAAGATATAATTTTTATTCTTATCAGACTGTGTTGACCTTGAAGTCAATACAGCACCTGCTTTGAGTGTCAGAGTAACTGCGGTTGTATTAGCTGCATTTACAACGAAAGATACATTTGCTACAGAACTCTTTCTAGACCTCGGTACATACCCTATATTGCGTGCTAGAGACACCACGTTCTCCCTGAGCGTGGCACTATCGATGAATACCTCATTTGATACCATATTGGCATTATATGAGGTGATATACGTATTATATGCTAACGTATCGATAATTGTGGTTAGATTCGATCCCTCAAAATCATAATCAGTGAAATTTGAGTTCGCACGAAGATAGTCCTTAATGGACTCCTTGATCTGATCAAAATCTAAGTTGCTAAAATTAACTAGAGGCATTTACCTAGTCGGTTGTAATACAAATGATAATTGTTGTTGTGGAACTTCGATTCCAACAATATTATATTTGATGTAACAATCAAATTCGTTATTATCATAATTAGGTGTCACCCTTACCTGGACTAACTTGACTCTAGGTTCGTAATTACCGATCGTAGCTTCAATTTCAGTTTGGATTGAACTAGCAGTTAGAACATCCAGATTCTCAAATAAGAGGTTTGTGACCCTAGAACCGATATTAGGTTCAAATGGTTTCTCACCAGGTACCGTAAAGATAAGGTTACGAATAGAACGAGCAATAGCCGTCTCATTCTTCAACGTAATAATGTCGTAGTTCATAGGGTTGATCTTGAACGTTGCACTAACGTCCTTAAACCCCTTACTAATCCTTTGGACTGGCACTTAACTATGTTACAACAATCTAGGGTTATTTATAGGGGTATCCCGACAAATTACTCAGTTAAGATTTCGGCTTTATCTTCATTCTCCCAGAAGTCTTTCCAGTCCGCTTCAGAGGCTTCATAGAAACCATCTTGACGGACTTTCTTCTGATTCTTTGGTGTTTTTTGATCGTGATTGATCTCTCTTAAAAAGTTCTTATCTTCCATAACTCTTTTTGATTATTTATTGAGGATCGGCGTACCTAAACTCTTGTCCGTGCCAAGTATCAACACTATCTTTATTTTCAAGATCAGTTACCTCATACATGTAATGATCAGAGGTTTCCATCTTTCTCTTATTCTCTACACTATAGACAGTGGTATCGATCTCAAAACCAGGGTTCTTATCAATACGTTTGAATGTCCAGGCATTATCGTACCAAATGATCCGATTATTAGGATAGGCGTAATAATTACCAGTTTCAACCTTAAACAAGTGAGCACACTTATGTTCTGGTGTTTCTGAATAGTTCAGGTCTGGTACACCTTTATTCTCCCAGGACCAATCCATCGTGAACATATAATCACCCAATACCTTCTTACCATCAGGACGAATCAATTGTGCCTGAAGACCAGCAAGTCGATGTCGTCTCTGTACATCAATATAAGGACTAAAACAATCCCAGTACATGATGTCCTCTAAGGGTTCTATCTTCGCCTCTGGGTCCCAACAGAAGGCATGTAGGGGTCTCCGTGTCCAATTGACACCATTCTCCAGAAACGCCTCAAACAAAGGGACACGTTTCTCCATACTCGCGACACTATGGACATCAGCCTTAGTGACCTCTCCATGTCCTTTCTTATGGTTATACAGGAACTCATTACGAATGTAACAAGACCAATCAGGTAAACTGTGATTTAAGTAAGCCAATCCCTTTCTCCTGGAAAATAATAATCAGTGAGTTCTTCGTCCTTAATTATATCACGAATCGCATACAGTTGTCCCGTACTACGTTCGTAAGCTACATTCGGATGATGTGAATGATTAATGTAATACTGTTGACCTAATCGTTGTAGATCATCATCAATCCAATAACCATTATCATCATAATAGGTCATCTTCTTTAGATAGGTCTGTATTTCAGGAGACACATCAGTAATCTGAATACAAGTCTTTGGTTTAAAGATGACAGTATCTCTTGGAATATCAACTAAAGAAAAAACACCTACCCCGTCACAGACTTTACTGGGAGCGAGATAAGTGTATACAGTCAGGTTATATCCTTCAATCAACGTCCTTGACCACGATAACGCTTCTTCTTCTTGTTAGCTGAAGTTGCAGCAAGTTTCGTGTGTTTACCCATACCCTGACGAGTCTTTTTCGGAGTCGAGTCGATCATCGTCTGACCAGTCAAAGATTGTTTGAGTTTTGCCATAGTTCCTTGTTAACTTGTTTCTACTATACACAAAAAAAGGAGGTCTGTCAACCTCCTTCTGATATCAAATAACTCGGGTCTTCTCGTGACCAACACGAATCCGTGGATCACACCAGATCTTATATCCTGACTCAATTGCATCAAGACAGAACGAAACGTCCTCACCACACATATCTTGAACAGCACCAGATTCAAACACTTGCATCTTCGGTGCAAACCAAGGATACTTCATCTCTTTGTTTTCAAAGACACCATTCTGAATCATCACCCATCCAAAACCAGTGTAGTCAACAGTAAAGGGCTTCTTACGCTTACTAATACCATCAACCATTTCATGGTTCATCACACCACCATTATTACGGAAGTCATCTTCCTCCAGCCAATGTGCAACAGAGGTTGTCCGCCCATCTTCGGTCGAATACCAACCAGCGACAATCTCCTTCTCTTCTCCCTCAGAGTTTAACGCGAGGTCGCACAGCTGCCAGAACTTCTCGGTATTAAAAATAATATCAGAGTCAATCCACAACTGATAGTCATACTGAAGTTTACCATCCCAGGGAATCTGGTCAGGCCCTCTCAGAACATTCGCGCCGAGACACTTACAACGTGCGAAGTTCACCATAGACGAGTAGTCCTGACTGATCTGAATACTCATCTGGTTTTGTACAAGGTCAAAACACAATTGTACAAAGTTCTTCATGAATGCATATGAACATCCCCTTCCAGGAAGACAGAAGACAATCGCTTTGCCCCTCATCCTCTCTTTAATGGCTTCGTAGTCCCACTCAGGACCTTTATCTTTTTTTGGTGTTGAAGCCTTTACTGTAAAACCTTTTGCCATGAATTAGAATCACTCCATTTCAACAATTATTATACCAGTTATGTAGTCTACTGTCAATCACTGTGAGGTGTCTGACAAATTACTGATATCCCCTCTATCTTGTAGTACATCCACTACTTCATAGGAGAGATCCTCAGCTTGATAGTCAGTCTTCACAAGCCCTACGAGGTTCTGTAGGGTCTCCCAACTACTCCGAAAGTTCTCCTCTGACAAACTATGAAGTACACACTCGTTCTTCAAGTATATGTGGTAGATCTTATTATCTTCAGTGGGGGCCATACGGAAAATCTTATAGGACAAATTTTTTTATATAG